ATAGACGCAGAGTCTTTGGCGAAAGTCTATTCTTTGGGGGAGGGGAGAGCAAGAACTTCTTCGTAGTCTTTGTGTAAAATTTCAATCCACCCTGATTCAAAATCAACCCATCTTTTTTGTATTTCCAAGTGCGCAATTTGTTTGTCTTCTACCATTAAAGAATCTAATGCGGCTTTGGTTAAGTTGTCTATGTCAGGTTTGGATTGGTGGAATCTGCCGTGATGTAATTTCTTTTTTTTCTTTGACCAAGAAGGTGGTACTGGAATAAAAAAAGTTATGGAAGCTCCTATTGGGGGAAGGATAAATTGTTTGGCTTTGGCTTCGGCTAAAAGGTCAACTTTGTACTTGTTGTATTTTTCTAATCGGAGTAGTCTGCTTAAACCGGAGGGGCGTAGTTTTTCTCTTGGGATTCTAAAGAATATGGAATCACCTTGAGTTGCCCTAACGTGGGTTTGAGGGGTTATGTTAAGTATTACTTTCTTTTGCATTAGTTCTATCTTTTACAGCTTTTAACAGAATAAATTCTACTGTCTTTGTTACAGACCATTTTTTTCTTTCAGCCAATTTTACAAGTTTTTCGTGAACTTCTGGGGTTAAATAAATTGTTGTACGCTTCATAGTGAATCATTTTGATGCAAGATACATCATGTTATAACATTTTCCAAATAATTAGTGTAACGTTACGCTTTACAAAGTTTTCTATTAGGAAACAAAAAACCTCCTTTTTAGGGGAGGCTTCGCATAAGAAATTGAACACTTTTATCTGATATTCTTTATGTAATTGGCTAATTGTTCGTCCTTTCTTAAAACATTATCTCTCAAATCCAAAACCCTTTTACCGTATAATGGATTCTTCCTCATGTCAATACCTTCTTTTGGTAATGGAACTCCGTATATGCTTTGCATTGCAAAACCGTGGTATCCTTTTTCTGTGTTGGGTGTAATCTTACCTAAACCATTGTATGTTTGCATCCTTGTTGCAGGGTCTTTTATTCCAAGTCTATCTGCGTATTTCATCTTTGACATATACGCTCTAGCAAACATATCGTATTCATCTTTAACTCCCTCTTCTTCTGTATCCATCTTTGTTGGAATGTCGTTTATTATTTCATTATCAGACATTTTTATTTGTCCTAATCCTTCTCCTTTTTTATTTAAACCTGTTTCCTGAAGTGATACTGATAATAAATCGTATGGGTCTAAATTGTATCTTTTAGCTGCTTTTACTATTCCGTATATATCTTTTGAAGGATACTTTCCGCTTACTAAATCCCTGTTTGGGTTTATTGCTTTACCTGTTGTGGCGTTTACTTTTCTATTATCTTTTAATTCGTAATCTCTTGGCATTACAAGTCCTTTCTTTGCAACCGGTGCTGTAGGTGTAACGCTAAATACTTTTTTAAGAAAATCCATTATTGGATTGCCTTCGTTTTCGCTATGAATTGTTTCTGATATTGCGTCTAACTCTGCCATTATTAAGATTTTTTATGTCTATTTGCAAACATTCTTGCTTGTGCAATTGAGCTAAATCCCCATGCTTTTAATGCTAATGCTTTTCTTGTAGGTTCACCATTTGGTTTTTTCATTGCGCCTTTCATTCCGGCAAATCTTGCAGCAAAAGAAACCCTGCGTGGATTGACACCTGACTTTACTGGGGCTTTTAGGTTACCTCCGGTTTCGGCATTATATGATGCTCTGCCTTTTTCGTTCAGTCCTCCTTTCGGATTTTTGCCTTCTGCCCTTGTCCAAGCTGGTGTCTTACGCATTACTTTTTTTCTTTTGCTTTAATCTTTTTTTCTTGCTCAAGCATTTCTTTTGTTGGCTTTTTACCTGAACCTGATTTAGCTCTGATATTATTCCAAAGGCTATTCGCAACTCCTAGTTTGTTTAATTTCCCTTTCATACCACTAAATTAAGGATTTCCTAATATATTTGGTTCATTTTTTGTATCAATTATATCAATAAGTGGCTTTCCTCCGGTGTCTATTATTTCAACCTTTTCACCTGAAAGCATAGCGTCTATCGTTTCCTCTATGATTTCTCGCTGTTCCGGGCTTAATAGGGCGACTTTCTCGTTAATGGCGGGTACTGCAAAGACATCGCTTAAAATCTCCTTCTTTATGCCATCTCTGACCGATTGTGTTATATGCGGATGGGTTATGGTATCCTTGAATATCCAATTAATCTTGTTTACATGGCTTAAAAATAACCTTGCGCCGCTTGATTCAGGGTATTGTCTAATAAAGTCATCGTAATGTTCTTTTGCCATTTTTAGATGCTGAATAGCACTTACTATGTTTGCTCCGTTCATTTATTAAAGTTTAAATGCTTGTATTCTAGTTCTTGTAAAAATGTTCTCGCTTTAAGAACTTTTGCCTTTGCCTTCTCAATCAATTCTTCGTTTCTGTAAACTGGGAATAAAAGCACCCTTTCTTCTAGTGGAGCATTGGAGAATATCATGTTCTTTTCTTTTTCATTCCATTCTTTTATAAATTCAGGTGACTCTTCACTAACAACATCCATCTTTCTTAATAAAGAAAACTTTGCAGAATTTCTAATATGCTCTGGCGTGTCAATTAAGCAATAAGCAACGCAAGCTTTTTCTAATCCTAACAAATCCATATATCCGTTTACTTGTGCCTCGTATGTTGAATCTAATTTATCAGGTATGTTTGAAAGGAATGTAATCCAATCCCAGCTTGACTTTGTATCATATACTATTTCGTCAATAACATCAGGAGTACCTATAAAAAAATCATTACTAAATACTTCAGTATTTTTACTTAACGGTCTTTTTATTGTAAGTGATAACATATCTATTGCTTCCGGTTCTACTGTATTGCCTTTGTCTGTGTATTTGTTATCAATTTCTTTTTTAAACCCGTATTTTTTATTAGCATACACTTCTATCAAATGCGTCTTTGCTGTTTTAGAAAGTTCGCCAGATTCTTTATCTGCCTTTGATATAGGTTCGGTTAATAATTTACCAATGCTACTGCAATGGATAAGTGTGTTAAAGAATTCCATTATTTTATGCTTTTTAATTTTTTGTTATAATGTTCTAGTAATTCCGGATTGCTTTTTGACATCAGCTCCCAAGACTTTAGCTCTGCTCTTGTTTTACAAGCATCTATAAATTCTTTAGTTTTTTCAGTTAATGTTTTCTTTGATTGGGTTGGAATAGTTTCTACTTCAATTTGGTCTTCATAGAAATAACCTAAATCTTTTAGTTTTGCTACATTTTCTTTATGATATTCTTCCACTAATAATTTAGCGGTTTCTAGTGCTTCTTTAGCATCTTCTCCGGCGTTAATAGCCACTTCTACGCCAATCTTTTCTGAAGCGTAATTTCCTAAATTAAATGTTCTTTGATAATTGATTACTTGGATGTGCATAGCAATTTGTGTGTTTTTAAAAACTGGTAGCAATCTCATCATTAATTGCCTTTCTTTTTTATGAAAGAGCTTAAGTGTAGAAATTGCGTACCAATTAGGGGATTTTGATTTTTAGTTGAAGCCTATCTAACTCTTATTACTTGTGTTGTGTTTTCAATGACTTTTATCTTAAAGATTTTGTCTTTGTGGTCTTCTTTTCTTTTTAGATTTGAAATCATTACAGCAATAGATGTATATGGGTTAGTAAATTCAATAATCTCATTCACTTCTAGCGTAGAAACCTTACTAGAAACTGAATCTGGGTTAATGTGTCTTGCCATTTTTGATAATTTTTAACAAAGTTAAGTTAATTATTTTAAATTAAAAAACTATTTTTAAATTAATTTTGTTGCCTAATAGGGAAACTTTTGTTACCAAAACGGGAACTTTGTTTCTTATCTGCATGAATATTCTGAAAAATTCATGCAATAATTAATAAATTGGCAATATATGTCCGGAATAGTGTCACTAATTTATATAAATATGTGACATAGTAAGGGGTAATTCGGTTAATTGTTGTAACATTATTAGGGTAGATATGTTACTGATTTATATGGACTTGTAACAAAATTTGTTAATTCTTTAAATTGCGCTTGTTATATCTTGTAACATATAAAAGGTAAAAATGTTACAAAATAGGTGCAAATGAATATAAATGGGCGCAAAGTAGTAATAATACTACCCTATTATCAAAAAATGTAAACTCTGCAAGTTTTGATATTACTCAATGAAGTGAGTATTTTTACTCAATGAGCCGTAAATGATTGATAATCGGCTCAAGAATGATTGATAAAGTGCCTTATAAAGCACAAAAGCATATCAGAATGTGCATTTTATGACGCATTATGCACTCATTAGTGTCAAATAATGCACTTTATGGTGGATATTTTCATCGCAAATCCGCCAAACCCTTATAAACATTCGCTTTAGCGAAAAAATTTTCCAGAACACTTGGAGATAGGGGGGGTAACGCTACAGAAACGGGGCGGGTCAACCAAAAGGGGAACTCAAGCAAATCAAGGTACGGGGGGTCGGGTTTTGGTTTTCGGATTCGGTTTCTATGGTGTAGTAATGATTGAGGGTCGGGGTGTCATGCAAAGCAGTATGGTATTGGGTTTCCTATGTGGCGGTGGTAAGGTAGTGAGCGGATTAACCATGCACTTATCACCTAGGGTAATGGGGTATACTATGTATGTGCTAGCCTATCTATATGGTGCTATATGTGGGGTGTTATGGTATTGGTAAGGATGTTAGTATTAAGTTAATTTTGTAGCTACATTTCAAAAAAAATTATGTTAATTTTGTAGCTACAATTCAAAAATTATATTAACTTTGTAGCTACAATTTAAAAATTTAAAAAAAAACACTATGGATTTAGAATTAATTTTACAAACAGCAGCGGAATGTTTAGCTCTTAAACCAGATTTATCTCAAAAAAATCCTGATGGCTACAATAAAGCTATTTTAGGATTAACTGACAATGGACAATTGGTTTATTCAAAAGAAATTATGGTTAAACTTTTAATGAAGGAAGAAAAGATTTCCGAAGAAGATGCTTGGGAGTTTCTTGAATTCAACACATTTTGTGCCTATGTTGGCGAACAAACTCCCATTTTCGTAAATACTTATTAATTTATGGCAAAAAGCAAACCAATCGGAGTTAGATTTGATGAAGATGTAGTAAAAATAATACAAGAAAAATATCCTCAATTTGAAACTCATCAATCAATTTTAAATTTTTTAATGGATATTTATCCAGCTTATGAAAATATGAAAGCCTTAACAAGGCATGAGTTGATAACGGATATGAAAAGAGGCGCACCATTTAAAAATATGCCTCCTTATGACAGAAACAGCCCAAAATCAGAGGTTAGTTCCAAATTGGAACAAATACCAGTTGAAAACCATAAAACGCCGCCAAAGGGCTTAAAAGGGATAGATTTAATTATTTGGAAATCGGAAAATTGGGAATAATTAGTAATTTAGCGGCAAAATATATAAATATGAAAAAAACATTGGTATTAGCCTTGTTGTTATTAAGCGTAGTTGAAAATTCTTTTTCACAAGAAAAGGCGTTAAAAATCTACAATGGCAAATTTGCTTTTTGTGGGGCATCTAGCGCTGAAAGAACAAAAGACACGATTATGGTACAGGGTAAAAAATTCATTTTGGGCGTTTCTATATGTCCAGTTATGGAGGGACCCTCTATTGCAAACACTATGTTAGTCGCTAATCCATCAATTACTCCAGATGGCACAGACAAAACCGTGTGGTCATTTTTTTGGTATTATGATTCAGTTCCGCAAGCTCCATCTTGGGAAACATTGCCTACGGTTAATCGTTCTTTTGTAGTTACAAGAAAGCCGGGCGGTGGAATGAGTAATATGTTCTGCATGCCTTGTCAAGTTTTACCAAAAAAAGTAAATGGCGTTACATTGGCAAGATGTTTGGGTCCGATTAATGAAGCAGCAGTTCCACTTCGTAGAGCAATGAGAGTATTTCCGGGAGAAACATCAATAACACAAGCTCCATTGGGTGCATCATATCCTGTAGGGACAATTATACCTGAATTTAAAAAATAATTAATTTTTTTTTAAAAAAATACTACTTTTACAAAGTTCTGTGTTTTTTTGATTGATTTTTTAGTTGAAGCCCTCCTTTCTAGGAGGGTTTTTTATTTGTTTTGGTTATTTATCTGGATAAGTTTCTATTTTTAATTCAGAAGCCTGAAACATATCATCTGCTCGTTGGTTTAATTCGCTTATTACTTCATCAGGTGTTTTATTTGTTCTACATTCAGTAGTAATAATTGCTAATGCTGCCATTAATAATCTTCCTTCATTAATTTGGTAATTAATTTCGTTTAAATCTTGTATCATAGGTTATTTGTTTTTAGCATACATAAAAGTTAAAAATACTATTGCTGATAAAAATATTATAGGTAATATCCCATCAGTTATTATAAGTTTTATTAAATATTTTCTTTCTTCTTTGTCCATAGGTTATTTGTTTTGGTTATAGTATTCAATCAATATTTGTGGTATTTTTCTTTTTTCTTCTTCTGCAACATTTGGATATATCCTTATAAATTTTTCTATTATTTCATCAAAGCAATTCATATCTATAAGGTCAATAACACTATTGTCAAAATTAGTATGGCAACTATTACCCCAAAAACAAAGCTCAACCCAATTGTCCGGATGCGTGGCTACTGATGGAAATAATCTTTTTGGCAATATATGTGCTATGCTATAATGAAACTTTTCATCATCTTTTTTTGATGAAGGGTTATTACAATTGGAACATACACCTTTCATTTCTTTTCTTCTTTCCTTAAACCAATCCCATAATTGCTCTTTATCTTCTTTTATATTTTCGTGCCTATGTTTTATAATCCTATTAGCTGTATCCTCAAGTGTTGCGTGTTTTTTACATCTGCTTTTGCTAAAATTATAATCATAACAACCGCATTTTAGTTGTTTCTTCTTAACTATTATTGTGCTATATGCCATTTTGTTTGTTATTTGCTATATCGTTTAGTAATCTTGTTAATGGTATTAAAAATCCTTTGGAAGTATTATTATCACCTCCATTTTTAAGGAATAAGTTTTGTTTAAAATAAACCCTACAAACATCCTTTAAGGCTTTAGTTGGAAATATTAATGACGAATCAAGTTCGCTCATTCTGTAAATCCAATAGTCTGCAGTGGTGGTTGCTAGTCCACTAGGTTTATCTCTTGACTCGTATTCAATAAATAAATTTCCTGTCTTATGTATCATTCTATCATTTTTTACTTCTATAAGTTTACCATTAGAAAACAATTCATTTACCCAATCTTCGGCTTTTTCTCCAAAGTTTAGGTCGTGCGTAAAACTAGATGAGTATTTCATAAGTTATGTGTTATATGCAAAAGTAATTAATATAATTAAATAAATAAAAAATATTTTTCAAAAAATAAATTTTGCAATTAAAAATAAAGTTCATTACTTTGCCTTTCAATCAAAATTATTTATGAAAAACTCAAATGTCAAAGACGAGATTCTTCTCTATCTTGAACAGGAAGAACGACCATTAGCTTGGCTTTCAAGGAAAACAGAAATACCATATCCAACACTTTATTCAATTTTTATTCAAAGGATAATGAACCTTTCTGATAAAAATTTAACTACAATTAACAAGGTATTAGACACTGATTTTATTAACGATTAATTACAAAAAGATGGCTAAAAGATTTACTGACACTGAAAAGTGGAAGAAGCCCTTTATAAGGGGCTTACAAGGGGCTTATAAGCTCCTTTGGTTATATATCTGTGATGACTGTGACCATGCAGGTATTTGGCAAGTTGATATGGAAGTTGCTGCAATAAGAATTGGTGAAAAAATAGATATAAAAGAAGCAATTAAAAGTTTTGATGAAAAAATTATAATTATTGATAAAGGCAATAAGTGGTTTATACCATCTTTTTTAGAATTTCAGTACCCATCTGGTTTAAATTCAGACAATAGAGCGCATAACTCTGTTATCATATTGCTTGAAAAATATAATTTAAGAATATCTAAAAATAAGCCCCTTATAAGCCCCTCGGAAGGGTCTATGGATATGGATATGGTTAAGGATATGGATATGGATATGGTTAAAGCAGAAAAAAAAGTAAAATTTAAAGAAAATATTTTATTGACACAAAAAGAGCATTCACAGCTTGTTACAGAATTTGGTGAAAAGCATGTAACTGATTTTTATGAATACTTGGCAGCGTATAAAATAGAAAAATCGTATAAAACAAAATCAGATTACCTAACTATCAAGAGATGGGTCGTAGATGCCATTTTAAAGCAAAATAAGACAGCTTCTCCAAAGATTGGTAATAAGTATCAGAACGAATTAGAAACCGCTAGAAACGCCTTTAAACCAATATAACGATGATTACCATTTTTAAGAACATTTTTTCCAAAGAGCCAAATTACATTTCTGTTGAAGCTGCGTTAAAAAGAATACAGCAAGGTAAAAGTAAAACAACCGTAGAGGAAATTAGAAAAACGATTGATAAGGAGAAAGCAAATAAGATAAAATTAAACCTTCCGTCTATTTGCTTTAGTGGAAAATTTGGAGCAGATAGAACTGATGCCCAATTAATTCAACATAGTGGTTTTATTGTACTTGATTTTGACAATATCTTTGAATTAAGGGAAAAGCAAACTGAAATCATATCAAATCCCTTTGTTTATGCTTGTTGGATTAGCCCTTCTGGAAATGGATTAAAGGCATTGGTAAAAATAGCTAATGGAGCAAAGCATAGAGAACACTTTCAAGCTTTACAAGAGGTTTTCCCTGAAATTGACCGAAGTGGAATTAATGTTAGCCGAGTTTGTTATGAGAGTTATGACACTGAAATTTACATAAACGAAAATGCTGAAGTATTTAAGAAAATTAAGAAAACAGAGAAGGTTGTTGTTTATGAAAAGAATGATGATGATGAAAAGACATTTAAAAATATTGTTACTTGGCTTTCAAATAAAAACGAAGCATTTGTAACCGGAGAAAGAAATAATTTCATTTTTAAATTAGCATCCGCTTGTTGCAGATTTGGTATTAATGAAATGACAGCTAATTTAATGATTCATTCGGAGTTTTTAACTAATTCTGAATTTACAAAAAATGAGGCTAATAGGGCAATTCGTTCAGCATACAAAGCTAATTCGGGTAATTTTGGTAGCGCATCTTTTGACAAAGAAATCTTGGTAGATAAGGTTTCAAGAAGGGAGGTTGAAGTTGAA